CAGACCTGGATTTCTTAATTTCAAACCACAATCTATTTTTGTTTCCATATTTCCCCTCCCTTTCAATTTCGCCATCCCCCCTTATTTTGAGTTAAGCGGGCAGGCCGGGTGGTCAGTCCGGCCTACCCTATCGCCCGGAGGAAAGGAGGGAGAACCCCGGGCGTGCTGGTGGTTAATTATTAACCTTCGGGCACCTTGAACGCTTGGGCGTAAATGTCCATCGCCCCGACGAAAGCGGCGTCAAGAGACGAATCCGCCACTCCGGATGCCCCCTTACCTGCGAGAATCTGCAAAGTTACCCACCCGCCGTAGGGGAAGAAGACGCCAACCTGCCCGTCAACGCCACCATCTGCCCATCCCTGATTGCCGCCAGCGACATTGGCAACCACTTTTCGGACCGCCGCCGCGCCAGAAGTTTCCGGATCGGCCGGAAGGGCGAGAATTGAAGACGTGTGGATCTTGCTCTTGGCAAGCGTCGCCTTGGCGAATGCGGCAGTCATGGAGGCTACCACTGCCGACTGACTCGCGCTCCTGTAGATGATGGCCCCGATGCCGACCGTGGCCGATTCCACCGATTTGCTGTTGACGTTATGGGTGCAGCCAGCCGTGGCCGGAGGAGACACAAGCCAGATATCTCCGGTCAGCATTGTCCTGGGCGGCACCTCCAAAAGCTTCAGGACGTTCATGACTTTGTTTGTCAAAGTGGGGGCCGTGATGCCCGCCCACACAAAACGATTGTGAATGATGGTTCCCTCTTCCCTGACGGTCTGGGCCGTTACCGCATGGGGGTTGACCGATGCGTCAGTCAGGTCATAGGTGGTTGCGCTTGAAGCAACAAAAGATACTTTAGCCATTCTTCATTACCTCGTAGTCAAGGGCCTTGTGGAAGGCCGTTAGGGTTACGAAAATCCTCAGTCACGCATGAAGCTGGAGGGTTTAACCCTTGGCCGTTGCGTAACAGGTCCAGATCATCGCACCGTTGTTCTTGGAATTGAACCGGCACGCCTTGGTGCCCCAGATCATTCCGACGTAAATCCTCTTCTCATTCCCGCCGTCATCCATCTCCTCGAACCAGTTGACGAAATTATAGGGTCCGTACTTCTCGCGATCGGATTCCGGGTAGGCGTTCCCGATGGCGAAGACGCCCGCCTGGGCTCCAAGAAACAAGTTCCGGCGCACGTTTGCCCTGGGGGTGTAAATCCGGGTCGAAGATACAATGATGACGTTCTTGTAAAGACCTTTGGCCCCGAAGCCCCGAAACATCGGGTTATCTTTTCCCCTCATGGCCGCGTAATACATGATGTCCGACCACTTGATAGTTGCCGAGCTGTTGGCGTTGGTCTGAAGGTCGGTCAGGCTGTAGGGGTGAATGATGGCAAGATAGTGGTCTTCTCCGTCCACCTTGCCGGGCCGAACCACGGGTGATATGGTCTCTGCCCGCTCAATGGCATAATCGAAGTCCATCATGTCCATCTGGTCATCGGACCCGAGGCTTGCCTCATCGGTCGCGATGACTCCGGATCTTGTCACGTTACCGCATGTGAGGTAATGATCCGTGTCGGGTGCCACGCCTGCGTTACTGAAATCCTGCGTGGTATCGCCGCAGAGGTTCCGGATGCCGATGTCATCAATCTGACCGGCCATCCAGTCAGAGAGATTGCCTTTGGCCGCGGTTCTGAGGTTGTGCAAGGTACGCTGCTGACTCATCCGCTTGAACTCGTGGACGTGCCGCAGTTGGTCAATTTTGAAGCTGTCCGGATAGTAGGTGAGGGCTTCGGCCCGGTCCTTTGCGCGGGCGTCTCCTCGAGTCCCGGCCCCGCTCATCTGCATCAAGATATCATATTTGACAGTGTCGCCGGCCGTCTTTTCCTTGTCCGTGAAGCGCTGAATAAAGGCGTCTTCACCCTTGCCGGTGTATTTCATGTACTGGGTCCTTTTCAGGACCTCCCGTACAGTCTCGGGGCTCCAAGTCTGTACGTTCTGTGCTGAATTGGTTCCAAACTCCGTATCTGCCATTGTCATGCCTCCTGCCGTTATCCGGCTCTCGGCCTCTCAATTTTCTTCCACTCGTCATCCGTCATCCGCAGCATGGCGTCGATCATCTCATCAGGGTCTTTGGCGAGCTCGTCAAGGGTCAACCCCTTGCCCTTCTCGCGTCCCGGTACTCCGGTCAAGTTCCTTGGCTTTTTAGCCAGTATCTTCAGGGTATCGGGCAAAACCTGCTTCTTAGGCGGATCGTCACTCTCCTGTTTCGTTTCACGTGGAACACCAGAGAGTAACCGCCTCATTTTGCGTTCATGCTGGGCCGGGGTTTCGGCCGTGAAGGTCTCGATCAGGAGCTCAACATCCGTGTCAGGATATTTGGCCTTGAAGTCCTTGATTACCGGAAGGCTCATGAGGGTTTCCACCCGCTCCACATAGGTCTTGGGTGGCCTGGGCGGATTTGGGACCGATACCACATACTGTGTCACGGCCTGACCCAACTCCACCCATTGCTTGATGAAATTGGTATGGGCCTCACGCAACACCGGCGCTGCCTCTTGGGACGCTTCCGTGAATATCCCCTCAACGCGTCTGATGACCTCTGTCCGTGTTTCTTCAACTTCTGTCTTCTGACGAGTTTCAGCTTGAGAAGCCTGAATAGGTTTCAGTCGTTCCTGTACGATGCGATCAATCACTTCTTCATCGACGTAACCGCGTGGGGTTCCGTCTTCGTCGAATTCGACCGGGACCATGATGCGCTTGGGCTGTTTCTCTTCGGGCTTTTTGTCCTTCTCTGCTTCCGCACGTTCGCCCCGGATTTTGGACACCTTTTCAATCATCTCGTTGTAGGTGTATTCAATCTGCTGGCGTTTCGCCCGTTCTGCCGTCAAATCATGGTAGGTTCCATCAGCCCGCCGCTTTGCCTCACCGAGATCCTTTTCAGCCGTTTCCAGTTTGGCTGAAAGCTCCTTGAGTTTGTCTCCAAGGGAAGGCTCATCGGATTTGGCCTCGCCTTCTTCCTTGGCCTCGGTGGTCCCTGCTTCATCACCTGCGGATTGATCTTCTTCCCCGGTCGCCTGTTCTCCTGTGCCCTGGTCCTGTGACTCATCACCCGCTCCCTGGGTGTCATCGCCTCCTTTACCGGAGGCGTCCGCTGTCTTTTTCTCTTCCTCTTCTAGGATGTCCAGAATGTCGTCTGCCATGGTGATTCTCCCTTTCGTTTGCCGGGATGGGACTCCCGAAATCGCCGGATTCAAAGGCCCCGGCGTGGCCCGGATAAAACAAAAAGGCGGGGAAGTCTCTCGACTCCACCCGCCCTTATTGGTGCTGGGGTATTCTGCCCTACCGCAGTAGGGTTATGTGGTTAAAGGGTTAAGGGTTACGTTCCAATGCCATATCCAAATTAGATGGATATAGGGTCCCTCCTATTAGAAAATCTAAATGAAAAACTTTTCGGCATCCCACCGGGAGCCCGACAATGCCCTTGGTAATATAGGCCATAAAGTATGGCGGTGAATCTTCTATAATCTCGCCTTCAATTACGACTGAAGATCCTTCCATAATTGGGACTCTAAACCAATGACCTTTGAAAGACATCATCCCCCCTCCTTAATTGTCCTTAAATGGTTAATCAGGGTCATATATTATTTGACCGCCGTATCCTTCTCCCATGCTTTCCCACCTGCCTTTAATATCAACCGTGACGATGCCATGGATTGGACATTTCCATGCCGAGAATCCACGGCCGTCTGATGGACACACGCAGGCCCTTCGCCTGTAATCTTCAATGTCGTCTACTGGTTTTCCGCAAGCATGGCATGTTACTTGTTCGGGCATCATTCCACCTTCTCGTTCAAATCCATCCCAATTTCAAACTTGATAACCTCACCTTCATGATGGCCTAAATCAAGTAGCATCTTTAGCTTTCCTATCCCTACCATTGTCCTGTTAAAACCACCAACCGTAATCATCACAAAGTGGGCATCTGTATTTGTGCTCCATTCATAAAGAGCCTTTTTGTCTTCCGCGTTTTCAGGCTCAACCTTCAATGCCCAATCTTGAATATAGGCTTTCATCATTCCACCTTCTCGTTACATTTAAAACGATTTGTTAAAACAATATTCAGGTACGGCAAGTAACCAGTTATCATTCCGAACGTGAACCCGAATGTCCATTCGTGCCCTGGAAATTTCATATTCAAAATTAACCCAACCATCGCAAAACCACATTGCATAGAAATGATAGATAATGTGTTCATCAACTCATTCCACCGTCTCGCTAATCCACTCCAGCTTTGATGTTGCCAATATCCTCAATTCCGAACTGACGAATGCAACAAAATCCTTTCCGCATCCGACTTTAACGTTTCTCGCTGAATCATTGTCATATTTGTTACAAGACATTCGGTGATACTGTTGTGGATTGTCTGTTTCACAATGTTTTGTCGCTCCGCAATAAGGGCACTTGACCTTAAATGAAAATATCATCCCCTCCCCTCCCTTTACTCTACCTTCAAATGTTCATCGCTAGAGATCAGTCCAGACAGAATGATTAAAGCATTTGCTACCTGCTTTTCGCCGTAAGGTGGTCGAATGGTAAAGGCGTGATGTCGATCATTGCTCCAATCGACCCTTATTTCCATTCTATCAGCCATGCTGCACTTATCATTCAACCATATCTTTTCAATTACTGGTCTTTCCATCCCTACACCTTCACCTTGACCTTGACCACATACGTTTTGCTGACAAGATCCGGCTTCCTCTCATCCTCCACCGTGAAGGAAGACCAGTGACCGGCGTCAAGCGCGAAACCCAGAAGCTGAAAGCAGGCCGCCTCAACGGCCTCGTGGCACGGTTCTGGCTTTGGCTTGCGGATGATGGTGGGGTCAGTCATACGTAACCTCATCATACGTAATCTCATCGACAAATTCTATATGCCCTAACCCCATCGCTACCCCATGGTATCCTCTAGTGCATAGGTAGTTAAATGCCTTTTCAGCAAGACCTTGGTTAACAAATGCAACATCAACTGTTTCACCATCCCATCCAATAGCCTTGACTTCCCATTTATCGCTCATTCCCCATCCTCACGAACCTTGACTCCGCATTTAGGGCATTGGTCAATCTTTTCATTGCCACACCAACGCACGATTGAAGCACAGTTTGAACAGTACCCCTCGAAAAGAACAACCAACCTCTCATCGGCCGGTATGTTCTCGCTTCCGGGAATGGGGTAGCCGTCAGTCATAAATCAATAATTTCCTCTTTGTATGCCAAACTACGATCAGATGTTAAAACATTCTGAAACCAGAAAAATCCACAAGTTGGACAAATTCTTTTCATCTTTTCGCCTATCGTTACTCGACGAATTTTATTTGTCCTCTTCCCCTTGGCATCGCGCAGCTCTGTTTCATGCGTTTCGGTCGGGATATATTGATATAAAATATTATCCCATATTGTTCCACATTTAGGGCAATCGCCTGGATTCATATCCCCTCCCTCTTAAACCTCTCTGGCCCGAACTTCCACACCAGCGCCTTGCCCCTGATACAAAGCCGGTTCACGCCATCGGGCGGACCCAGAGATTTGCCTTTCGACCAGTCGATTTGGTCGTAACCCGCCATGTACCCAGGAGATACCTTTCGCTGGTCTCTCCCCCACACATAGGAGTGACCATAACTTCCCGCTTCCCTTGACCTTTTGATTGAATGACCCATTACGCCTCTTCCTCATAAAATACCGTGTTAGTTTCATCGACAATGAAAATTTTGTCGCACCAATCACAGCGGATATGATCTCCAATTATGTTTAGATTCGTGTCCTTGTCTTTCGTCATATCGCAATTTGGACAATGGGTACTTTGGAACTTCATAGGATTTCCGCCCCTCCTTGCATTGCCCCTTTTTGTGCTCCTTGACCATTCCCCCTCTCTTGACTGCCAGCCCCCACCCCGAACTGTGACGCCATCCGGTCCACGAGTTCCATCACGAGTCTCCGGTTGTCCTGGTCCAGTTTTCCCATGGCAACGGCGAAATCCCGCTGGCTGTCCCGCTCATCTTGCGCCGAATCGTCCTTGTGGGTCTGGGCATCCAGCATCAGCCGCCCTTGGTCTTTGGCTTGCTGCATCTTGATTTGCATCATCGCCATTTGCTGTTGCTGGCCCTGCATCTGTTTGAAGTACTCAATCAGCTTGATCTTGTGTGTGACCGGGATGTCCATGAGCTCGTATATAACCTCCGGGCTCACCGGGATCTGGCGGTCCATGAGCTCGAACAGGGTAGCCAGAATATAGCCCATTTTGGTGATGTTACCTTCGGACTCCCGGATCTCGACATCGTACTTGAGCTGTTTCAGGTCTCGGATATTGGCCTGTAGGCCCTTCTCCTGGTCAACAATCATTTCACCCTGAAACGTGTACCGTTTATTGTTCCCCAGGATGGCCCTCATTTGGCTCTCAGGCATCCAGCGGCATATGATGGCAAGTAGGCGCTCGTAAAGCTGTTTCTTCATGAGCCGCTGGTTTCGGAATAGACAGGCCAGCATCGTAATGCCCTGCTTCATCCTGAGCTGAAGGACAATGCCGGGCTCTTGTCGTTCGCCTGCCATGGCGAGCAGGTCGGGGTTGACCCCGATCCGTTTCACCATTTGTTCGGCCCGGTCCTCCATCTCCATAGCTGCGATGGGGGGTTGAGGGATGCCCTTTGGCTGAATCTTGCCGTTTGCCAAGGCCCCTTCCCGCACATAGGTCGTAGCGCCGGGCTCCTTCATGCTCGACTCGAACTGATGTTTGTTCAGGACCGCCCCAAGCTCGACAAAATTCCCCCCCTGCGTCTGGTTCATCATGTTCTTGACGGCGTGGGTCCACCGCTTGTTGACCTCAGTGTTCGGGTCCATCAGGTCCTTAATCCAGCCCCGATACTTGATTCGTTTGTTGGTCTTCTCCTTTTCCCCAAAGCATCCGACCACCGAGAAGCCGTCAAACGGAACAGGACTCAGGCCGTCGTAAACGATCTCATCCCCGATGAACTGAAGCCATCTATCCCGCTTGTCCATGATGGACTCGTATTCAAAGGCATCTCCAAGCCGCGCTATCAGAGCATCAAGATTCTCTTTCTGAAATTCCTCCATCTTACCAGATATGGGATTGATTCCGTAATACCGATAGAAGGTCTCCCAATACTCGAGGTGGACCATGCGGAGCATGTCGTCTTGAAGGTTGTACCAGTCTGAATCATCAGCCTGCACCCGGTAACCGTCTACATCTCCGCCTTTGTCCGAGAGTTCCATGATGTCCGCGGGAGGGGCTAGCATGCCGATATCAATGGAGTGCGGTATCTTGCTCTTTCTCATGAGCTCATCAACCCGGTCAGCGAGCTCTGGATATTGGATCTTGAAGTCTTCCCGGCTGACCCACTTTTCCCATGTCATAAACTTGTAATCTTGCATGTCGTCTTTGGTGGCGTCGGGGTCGCCCTTCACCTGTCGCCACGGGATTGATTTGACCATGACCTTGAGGTGTTCGGGGTTCTTGGGATCCACCCCCACATCGATCGCAATCCAACCCTTGCCACAAATGACGGAGTTCTCGAAGGCGTCATCTTCCTCCATCTCGAAATTGTTCATCGACCGGACCTTGTCGGCCAGGTCATTCAGGATCTCGACCAGGAATTCATCAGAACCCTCAGTTGGAATTGCCTTGGCCGTGACCTTGTTTTGCTCGCTGACACCCATAATAAGCCGGACTTGTGGACGGCAAAGGTTATATTTCAACAGCGGATGATTGGTTCCGACGGCCGCCTTGACTTCCTCCGGCCATGGGTCATTGTCCACGAATTTGAAGCAGAGCTCTGCTTCTTGCACCCAATCGGCGTCCATCTGGTAGGCGTAATCCACAATGCGACGAGCCGCCTTGAGCTTTTCGGTCTTCGCCATCTTGGCAAGGTCGCGGGTTTTGGGTTCAGTGTCGGTCATCGCTTATGCCTTCACCTGGAATCTTCCATCCTGGTTGATAACCATGTAATATCTTTCGCCTATGCTCTCGACAGGCGGGCTATGGATTACCTTCCTATGCACAGGGTGGCGCAAGGCAATCATTCCCCACTCTCCACCTTCGGCACTTCCTCAAGCTCCACCATCACCCTGGGAGGCCTGCCTCTGCGGGGTTTCCCCTCTGCCGTCTCGGTGGGGACGCCGTTATCGGCCTCCTCTTCCGCCTTCAACTCTTCCGTGTAGGCCACTTGTGCCACGTTGAGCCGGTATGGAAGGAAGCTATTGCGCGGGGTCAGCTTGCGCTCCCCGGATGCCAGCCAGGATGAGATAATCTCATCGGCCCGCTGGCCCTTGATGGCATCGGGCGGAAGGTCAAGATAAGCCCCGGATGAAAAATGGACTCGAATGGTCGGTATTGCTGGTTGCTGTGGCATAATCAGTCATCTCCCTTTTTGAGTTTATCAACATGGTTCCAAAAACCACCAGTAATTGGAAAATCAAACTTTGCTCCTATTCTGTTCATCATATAACTCATGGCGGCACTCCAACCATGACTGAATCCCTTAAGATCAATTGGGAACATGTCCGGCACATTCATCGTGGCCCGAATATAGGCCTTATTATCCTCATCGTCCCACTCAACTGTCGTTCCATCGTATTCATCGTAATGGCGACCGTCAATGAAGTACCCCATGCCTTCTCACCCTTCCTTCCCTTTTGGTGCAAAAATACTGTGTGCTACTTTTCCGAATGCAGATACCATTGCAGGATCGTCAAAATCGAACATTTTGCAAATGGCCACCCATGGCCTTAAAAATGGTTCCGCGTCTTCAATTTCTTTGAACGATAAACGGATTTGCTCTACTAGGTCCATTTTCATTATTCTTTCTTTGTTGGTTCCAGTGATAATTTTCCGGGCACTCTCTTAGGCTCAACGCCTAAATGATTGCAGACAAGGCGGAGAACGTCTGCTAAAAGAAAATCTTCAGCCTTCGGGAAGTCGTGGTTATAGGTTAAGTACTGTGTGATGTTATCAAGCCTCTTTTCAAAATACTCGGCTTTAGTTTTCAGCATAGAGATGTCATACTCTATGCTGCCTATTTTGTTGCGTGTCCTTTTGAAAAACATACCTTTATCCCTCCCTTTTGATTCATTTTTCGAAAATAGATCCAGGCCCATAAGCCTGAGTCTTTTCTCTGCTTCCAATTCAGCCAAGTGTTGCTTATACGCCCATCTTGACCAAACCAAAGGCGTTACAGCGTCTTCCTTATTCACACCAACCCCTTAGCCAGCCAATGGACATCAGGCTTGACCTCCATAATGACCGGCTGAAAGTCGTATTTGTGGTACGCCCCTATCACATACCGAAAGGCGTTCAGGGCATACAGTTTCTTGTCCGGTGAATCCGCTAGGATCTCAGCGTCTATCATCTCGATCTGTTGGTGAGCCAAGCATTCTGCCTCGATATCAATCTTGCCCGCCTCATCCATGTCGGTAATCAACTGGACCCCCAAGATGAAGTTCTCCACATCACTGAAGGGCGCCTGCTCAATCGAGATCGTAAAGCCTTTCTGGTAATTGGGGTTCTGGCTCATGTAATCCCGAAACATGTCTGCGTACTCCTGCTCTCTGGCATCGACCAAAGATGTATAGACCGTATCGCAGGCATACCGGATACAGTCGTCTGTCAGATGGTCCAGGAACCGCTTGACACCTCTCGACTCCTGATAGTCCTGTTGACGGTCACACATGAACACAAGCCCGTACTTGCGCGGCGCGGCATCCCATCTGCGGAAACGGCCGTCCCACGCCTGTCCCATGATGATGTAATAGCCGGGGCTCTCGTTTGTTGGCCATGACAGGCCGGCTTTGACCGCCGTGTACTGATGTTTCTCTTTGCCGAAGTCAGCCCCGGCTTGGATTGTGGGCTCGGATGTCTTGACGACGTGATAGATAACATCACCGAACTCGTCGTCACGGTAAGCCTGGATGATGTTGTAGTTTGGGCGGTACATTGGTTATTCCATTTTATCCGTAACAGCATGAATATAGGTGAGTGAAACTTGACGATTGCCTATGGTGTAGCTATGGTTTTCCGTTTCATGTCTGCCCGCAGCTTGTTTTTCAAGGTCATCGGCAAATAACCTGAGCGCATCTGCAATAATCGGCATGAGCAATTCGCCGTCATGGAGTTCAGCGGTAGCGACTAGCACCATGCTACGTCTCAGGATGATTGATATTCGGTCCATTTAAACCCCAAAAAGAGCTTTCCTGTCTATTAGCTTGACCAACGCTTCGACAACATTCTCAAAGTCTCCAATGGTGACGGGTTGAGACCTTCTACAAGCGTTACGCTGCTCGATGGATGCGGAAGTTGAGCATTTGTCACAGATATGGTACTTGTCGCCCATCTGCTGCTTTATTTGGTCCTCGCTCATCGCCATCGCTTTCTTGGCGCGCTCCCGCTCAAGCATCTGCTTCGCTATCCGGTTGGCTATGGGGATTGTCCCATCGGAAACCGGAATGTCCTTTACTGGGCTATCGTTACATAAATTCATTTTACGGCATTCATCACATGGACCATATGATCTTACGGCCAATTTCGGCCATCCCTTCTTATCCGCACAGTCATTGCAGTAAAACATTCAAATCACCCTCACTTTCACGTTTCACCACTCCCCCACTTTCATAAACCAGTTGATTGCCCACAGGATGAACCCGTACCAGACCGCCACGAACAGGATGACGAGTATGGAGGTCAAGACTTCTTCCCTTTCTTCTGCACGTACCCATGGTCGATAGCGTTCAACAGCCTCTCCTGTCTGGCTGCCTTGGCCGGGGTCGTGGCCTTACTCTTGACCCCGCCCGGAGTTGTGACCCTGACTTTTCCGCTGGATAGTTTCTCTTTTCTTACTGGCACTTGACACCTCCTTGTTATTGCGCCCGCCTCACTCCCCTGAGACCGTTGGGGAAGAATTTGGAACCCGGATAAAAGGTCAGGAACAGTGCCGATGATCGGTCAGGAGACCGCTTGATTAATTCAACTACCGTGTCCCGGTCCATCACCCTTATTGTGCCGTTCTTGACCTCATACGTGTAGGTTTGTAACTCCTCTATCAGGGGTTCATCAGGCGGCAACATGGCCCCAGGGTCCAGCCTCAGCCACTCCCTGGCAGACCAGGCGAGTTGGTCCCGCATTATCTTGAACTCGCCTTCCTCTGTCTTGAATGTGGGGCTCGATGCCACCATGACCTTGATTGCCGAGCATTGTAGACGCTGCATATGGGGGGCAACTCCAGCTCCCACGCCTGTTCCGTCCACCATGGCGCACAAGCTGTTTCTGGCTTTGAACTCTTCTGCCCCCCTGTCGCCGGTTACGATCGGATCAACTCCTGACCAATCCACCAACCTTGGCACCCAGCCGCCATACCGGAAGCAGACGACGTTACTGTCATTGCCCATATCGGCCACGTCAAGGCCCATGATTGGCCTTACCCCAACGGGCGGAATCTCCCCGTTTTGAACCACGTAGGAATCCCATCGGGCCCGGGCCCGGGCAATCCACTCCCTGTTGATAAGCTGATTCGTCCCCTGGGCCGGATATCGCCCAAGAACCATGTAGTCCAATGCCGGCTGCATGACTTTGTAATAACCGGGCCTCAATTCAGGGTAATCATAACCGGCCTGGCTCTTGGTGGTGGTCTCGACCAGGAAGTCAGGGAGCTCGAAGCATTCCGAATCAGGCCTTTCCCGTTCGTTCAACGGCCGAGCCCACTCGTTGATACGCCTCACGGTCGTATCCCGTGTCACGGCTCCTGGGATTATTTCTAGGCCCGTGATAACATTGGGATGTCGGAAAGCGGAGAGCTCTACCACGTTGGCCCGCCGATCCCGCTCCATCCGGTAGACTTCCCCGACCTCCGCCCGCGGGTTGAACATGACGAGCAGGCGGGCATAGCCACCGGTCATGCACGATTCAATTCCCCGGTAAACCTCATCGGGTATGGCGTCGCCCTCATCCAAGATGAACAGGATATGGGGGGCGTGCTTGCCGCTGAATTTGGCCTCTCGCTGGGCCTCTGTACCGCTCACGGGAATCGTGACGCCAGTGATGAAGGATTGTGCGGATCTGGCGATGTGAAGGGTCGTGACAGTATCTGGCTCGAATATGGCGGGGTTACGTTCGACCAAGCCGACGATTTCACCCCATAGGAGTTTCTTGAGGTTCGATTCCGGGGGCGCCGCAGCACTGTAGACCTGAGCGTCAGAGAAGACCTTGTAAAACCAGACCGCTATCCGGGCAGCCGCATGAGTCTTGCCCACGGCATTTGAAGATCTGGCAACAGTTATGGGATTATCCCGGACAGACTCCATCAGCCGCTTGACATCCTCCGTGAATGATTCGCGGAGAACAGACTCCCCGAATCCGACAGGATCGGCCATGTACTGACTGTAATCCGTGGCCCGACAGTCTGCCAGATACTCAGCGATTATGTCCGCTGGGTAAGCTTGCCGCAAGTTGTTGACGAACGGCATCAGCAACTCCGGGGGGCAATGCGTTGATGATTGCTGCAAGGGTCTCCTTACTTAAGGCAAGTTCGTGATCTTGTTTGTCTCTCCACTGCGTCGGCCGTCGATTCTTCAGCCAGAAAATACACGATGCAGGGTCCGGGGCGTAATGCTTGGTCAACTCGGCATATTCCCAACGTCCTACCTTATGCCAATCCCCATTCTCATCCCGGATCTCCGACTCAACCCACTGCGGTTTTGTATCCGGGTGGCTGTAACCACAAGCCCGCTCGTACAGGGCCGCCTCAACCCGGTCATCGGCCTCATCCTTGGCAGCTCGTATAGGGATGAACTTGTCAGCATCCGAACTCTTCTTGCGGTAGTTCCACGCCCTGGTAGTTATGCCCAAACACTTGCAGACCTCAGCGTCAGTCAGGCCGGCGCGATACAGGCGTTCGGCAAAACCCCAGTCAATGTCTTTCTTAGGTCGGGCCATCACCAGCACCCCACGGAGGCCCAACAGGCTGGGCGATCTTGTACTGATATGGGCCATACTCCCTGAGTATGAAGACTTCCACCCTCTTCAACGCTTCTTGCCGTAGGATTTCGACCACCGGCCGCCACGCTGACATAACGAAATCAT